ACTAAAACGGCTGGAAGTAGTAGGACAATTAATGCTACCTCATCTTTCCAGCTTCCCTTCATTTGATCAACAGCGCTTTGTTCCCACGCAACTTTACCAGCTATTTGATCTTCTTTAAGTTTTTGAGTTGCTTTTATTGTTGTTAATTTTAATTCTTGTTTTGCTTTTTTGGTTTCTACAAAACCCTTGACGCCATCAGCGACGACGCCAAGTAAAGGTTTAGCAAGTAATTGCCACATAAATTCTAGATTGCTCCTATAACGATGATTACGATAATTGCTACTATTGCAGCTTTAATCCAATCTTTCATGCTCCAATCGGACCACTCTTTTAAGTGAGCCCATAGATCTTGTACTAGTTTCATACAAACCTCCTTTGTTGATAGGGTTTTATTACTTTACGCCCTTAAAATCAACTTTTTTGATCTGAGCGTTGCTAGTCTGCCCTTTTGGACCTGCACCTTTGTTTTGTTTTACAACATAAGGTGAGTATACAATAGCAGCATCAGATGAAACTTTTAATGTAGGAAAAGGGTTTTTTGTTTTAACCACTTCTACTTTTGTTTTTTTAAAGTTCATTTCTTTTTACCCTTCTTTTTAGTTTTTTTCTTTTTAATCACACCACGTGCCATAAGAATATCTTTCATTGTCACTTTACCATCTCCACTAATATCAGGAAACTTTTTCTTTTTCTTCGGTGATCCACCTTTTTTTAAACCTTGTGCTTTTAATCTTGCGGTTGCTTCCTGTAGTCCGCCTTTAGCTATTTTTTTAACGTCAGTGGTAAATCCACCAGTCAAAGGTATTACGCTTATGACATTTTTACCACCATAATTTATTGTACCACCTTTTCCTTTTGATATTTTACTTTTAAGATTGGTAAATCCTTTTGCTGCATCAGCTCTAGCTTGCTGTGCTTCCAAATATCTTTTCATGTTACTCATTATTTTCTCGCTGCTCCATATCCACGTTTCGCTAGTCTACCAGCTACTTTGGATTTTTTCGCTTTTTTCTTTTTGCCTTTCATTAGTCCACCTCTTTTAGCAGGTTGAACTTTTCTTGGCATACCTGTGCCTTTTGGTTTTAATAATTGATCAAGTGTTTGTTTTAATTTTGCCTCTTTTTCCATTTTTAATTCTTCAGGAGCGTCTTTTACATTTTGCACTTTTCCTGCAACAAGTGTTGGCGATGGTTTTGGTTTTAATGGTTTTACAAGTTTACCTGTTTTTGGATCTGTTATTTTTTCAAGTTTTTTTTCGATACGGAACTTTTGTCTATCTTGTGTAATATCATCCGTAACTCTTCTTATAGAATTCATTAACTCCTGTTGTTGTTGTGTTAAGGGTTTTCTAGGCGTTTTTTCGTTCATATCAGTGTATCGTCGGTTTTATTAGTTCAAGCATATCATAACCATTGTGATTTAACAAATCTTTTGCTTCTGAAGGCTTAAGATGGTCATAATAAATGACTTTTGCTACCGCCATCATTGCACCTGCCAAAAGTAAACTATCTTCTGGTGAATTTCCAGTATTTTTTGATATCATCATTAGCTTATCAAAGTAATCAGCTAGTTTTTCTTCTGCGTTTGCCATTTTTAGATATTCCTGCCTCGTTTAGAGCGATTGCTATCGCTTGTTTTCTAGATTTAACCTTTTTTTTGCTTTTGCCTATCTTTAATTTGCGCTTTTTAAACTCACGCATCACTTTTGCGACTTTTCTTTCGCTTTTTTTCACTGTTTTTGCTTAGAAAGGTTAACATTTGCACGAAGTTGCGCAATATCTTCTTGTGAATCGATACGATCTTGAGCAATTTTGTCTGTTGCAGCTATTCTTTCACGTTCCACATTTAATTTTTTGTCTGTTTCATCATCTTTTCGCTGCATTTCCATTGCTCTAAGCTGTAATTCTTGTTCTTTTAGCCTAATTAATGGATCTTCTTGCGTATCTTGCATAGCTTCTTGCTCTTCTGCAATCATTTGCGTAGTCATTTCATTAATTAAACCTGCAATATCGTTTTCCATTTGCATTTGCATTGCTTGAATTTGTTGTTGTAACTCTTGTTGTTGTTCAGGTGACTGTGCCATCTGTATTTGCTGTTGTAATTCTTGCATAGGTTGCATAAATTTTTCTTGTACAACCTCTCTAGCTTGTAGTGATGTATGTTCAGCTATGTGTGATTGTAAAATTGACATAACCACAGGATTGTTTTTTACTAAAACAGAAGACATAAAACCTCTATGAGCGTTTATGTGTGCATCATGATTTTGTTGTGGAAATGCTTTTAGTTGCATGCCTTTAAGAGATCCAGCATTTTCCATACCAGGGTCCATCGGTGCAGGTCTTGGTGGTAAAGGTAAAATTGCTTGTATGTCCGTTACGCCTAAAGCAGTGTACATTCTTCTGTAAGCCTCGTATACATTGTGAGCTTTAGGATTACTTTGAGCTAATTGTAACTGTGTTTGTGCAAGTACAACTCTTTGTGCCACAGAAAAAATGTTTGGATCAGATACTGGTAATATATCTACTCTGCCATCAAAGTCTTGTTGCTTTATTTGTGATGGTCCTCCTTCTACTTCATAAGGATACATTGTAGGTAAGTATTCTGCAAATATCTGTGCTAGTAATTGAAATTCTATTTTTTGTCCGTAGTGTAGTCTTTTGTGAATAGCAGACATCACTTTTGTACCACGTTCCATTAAAGCCATTGTTGTGCCTACAGGAGCATTTGATCCTAAGTTTTCGCCTATCTTTTGATCTGCTACAGTTGCAAACCTTGTGGCTGTTTGCACAACAAAACCAAGTAGAGCATATAATGTCTGACTTGGCTCTTTGTAAGGTAATGGTAAAAGTCCTGCACGTAAATCACCACTAGGAGCATCTACGTCTCTAAACTCTCCTGGCTGCAAAGGGCTGTCATCATCACGAATACGTAGACCTCTTGCTTTAAATCCAGCAGGTAAGTTTGATAAAGTACCTGCATCAATTAATTGTCTTAAAGCTGCAGTAGCAGTTCTAGACAATCCACCAAGCATGTGCACTAAACCAAAACCATAAAAACCTAAACCTGGTAAAAATTTAAAATGCACAAAGTATTGATCTTTTCTAGCTAACGGATCATTCTCACGGTAGTTTCTATAAATAGATAAAACCTTTGCAGAGCCCTCATCAACTGTTACTATGTAAGGAAGTTTAACACCGTTGTCCTCTTCGAATCCTGGTAAGTCTAAATCACAGTGTACTTCGAGAAGTGTAAAGTTATCATTTTGGTAATCATTTTTTTGTAAACCAGATATTTCTCTTTCTTTGTTTAATACTGAATCCTCTTCTGTAGACATTTGTAATTCAACATCTCTGTAAAAACCAGATACTACCATCTTTTTAATTTCATTTTCAGATCTTCTAATTACATGTGTAACTCTTTCTGATGATTGTAAATCAGTAGCGTTATAAGGGACAACAAGATCATCTGCAGGTACAAACTTAGAAACTGCTCTTCCAATATTTGTATCGAAATAAACTTTTTTAAATGCTGATCCTGCTAAGGGTAAGTGAAATAACATCTGATCAAGCTCTGGATCATATTCTTCCATCACATGCATAATCTGATAGTTCATAAATTCTTGAACTCTTTCAGCTTGTTGTTGTTTAAGTGTATCTTCTTTACCTACGATCTGTGATCTTACTGGTCCACCAGCAGGCAGTAGTTCTCTGTAAGCCTGTGCTTGAAATTGTGTTACAGCCTCAGCTAATACAGGGTGTGTTACACCACTTGCACCCTGAAACGGCTGTGATCTTTCCTCGTATTTAAAACCTAATAAATCTAATCCTTTCGTATATGTTTCTTCCCAATCTTTTCTTGATGTTTTATCTTCGTCATATTTTCCAATTAATTCGCTTGCAATATTCATTAAATCATCTTCTGACATGAAATCAGCTAAGTTAGATCCAAAAGCCATTTGTGGTTGTTCTGGCACTCCTCCAACAACTGCTGATCCATCATCCATAAGCTGAACATTTGGATCTTGTTCTGGTCCTATTTCTATATCAACTGGAGTTGCTCGCTCTATAGCTTCTTCTGTTTTTATTGGTTTTTCAACTACCATGACTCTCCTTACTTATACGCTTTAAACAATTGTAGCATTTCTGGTGTAATTTCCATAGTGAAAATTGGTCTACTATCATAGACTCTTTCTGTTTCTGTGGCAATCCTATATCTGCCTCCTTCTTTATCAACAAGGTCATTAGCGATATTTTCTGCCTGTCTAAAAGTGTCACCACTTCCCATAACAATACCTGTATCTTGATCAACAATATTATACACATCTCTTACCCTAGGAGTTTCTGTGGCTACATTAGCTATTTCTATCTTTGATCCGTACTCATTTGCAACTTTTTTAAAAATATTTTCCATAACTCCAGTGAAGTGTGCTCCCTCTTCATTTTTAACATCAGGTCCTCCGTAAAACTCCTCTGTTCCTATGCCTCTTAAATCTGATTGTTCAAGCGTTGCACCTTCATTACCACCTGCAAAATCTTGTTCAAACCTTCTTTGCCTATTTTCAAGATCTGCTGCACGCTCTGCTGCTGGTGTTGCCGCCCCACCTGGTTGAGTATAATTTGACTTAATTTGTGATCCAGACATGTATGAAATATATTTTGGTGCATTAGGGTCTTTCTCCACAAACAGTCTATATGCCGCCTCTGCAACAGCTTGTTTTACTGCAGCATCGGCGTATTGTACCCTATCTTTAAGAGGAACATCAGGATATAATTTTTGCATTAAATCTTTTGAAATGTTGTTTGTCATTTCATCCATAATTTTTTTCTGCATCTGTTTTACAGAATTGTAATAATTAAGATCGCCTTCTGTAATACCAAACGCAAATTTCTGTGATGATGCTTTTAATTGTTGGTTAATTTCTTTTAATTGATTAAATTGATCTATTAATTCTTCTTTTGTTTTTCCAAGAGGTCTTACAACTCCACCTGTTTCTTTAAAATACTCAAGTAATTCTTTATCCCTCATACTGTCAATTGACATATTACGATCAGCCATAATTTTTAATTTACCTGCAATATTTCTAGATTTAGTTCTTAAGCTTTGTAAAATATCTGATTGTAATTCATCTATCGTTGTTGTTATTATTTCTTTTTTCTGTGGTGATACAAAACTATCTAATCTTTGTTTTTCTGCGTTATATTCATTTTGTAATCTTTTAATTTGTTTTTGCTTTGCATCAATCTGACCCATTACAACATTGAATGCTTTACCAGAAGTTAATCTTCCTGCAGATGAATCAACAAGTCTTTTTACAGTTGCACTAACTCCTTCTAAATCTTGTGGATCAAGTTTAGCTATTGGATCAGCAAAAAGTTTTTGTATTCTATCTTCTATGCCTTTAAGTTTTGTTTGATCAGCTATCATAGCTGGTTGTATGATTTCACCAGTCTTTTTATCTACGATCTCTCCTGG